TGCCTACTCTGCTTACAGAGAAAGGTCGTTGGGTCTCGGAGCAATGGGCTTCCATGCGTACCTTCAGCAAAACAACATTCCTTTTGAAGGTATCTTCGCTTCGGGCTTCAACCATAAGGTTTTTCAACACATTAAAGTACGAGCCACTGAAGCTTCTAGTAGACTCGCTGAAGAACGTGGTGAAGCTCCTGACATCGGTGGTAGTGGGATGCGTAATGCTCATCTTTTGGCTGTTGCTCCTAACGCTTCTTCTAGTATCATTTGTGGTGGCACATCTCCTTCTATTGAACCGTATCGTGCTAACGTTTATACGCACAAGACTCTCTCCGGAAGCTACCAAGTAAAAAACAAATACTTAGAAAAGCTTCTCAAGTCTAAAGGTATCAAAGGTAAAGAACTTGAAAGTCTTTGGAAAGATATTGCAGGACATGATGGTTCGGTACAACACTTAGATATTTTAAGTGATGAAGAGAAAGCTGTATTCAAAACAGCTAATGAGATAAATCAAATATGGGTTGTTGAACATGCATACAAACGTCAAGAGTTTATATGTCAATCACAATCTGTCAACTTGTTCTTTGTACTTCCTAAAGCTACAGAGTCTCAAGAGGTGCACGATGAATATATGCAGTATGTCAATGATGTACATTGGTATGGTGCTAACAGACTTAAATCATTGTATTACTTGAGGTCTAATGCTGCAAGGAACGCAGAGAATGTCAATGTAAAAATACCACGTATCAAACTTGATGATGTGGAATGTATTGCCTGTGAGGGTTAATATGAATTGTTGGCACTGTAACACGCAACTTATATGGGGTGGAGATCACGACATAGAAGAGGATGAAGATTACGTCATGGAAACAAACCTAAGTTGTCCAAACTGTGGTTCGTTTGTCATGGTTTATTTACCAAAACAAGAGGAAGAAAAATGAGTTTATTAGGAACAAGAGAATATTACAAACCGTTTGATGATGCATGGATGTTTGACTACTATGTATTACAAAACCAAATGCATTGGATGCCGGAGTCTGTACCACTACATACAGACGTTAAAGATTGGCAAGAGCTATCCGATACTGAAAAGAATCTACTAACACAAATCTTTAGATTGTTTACCCAATCAGATGTTGATGTGGGTTCAGGTTACATAGATAGATACATGAGAATATTTAAAAAGCCTGAAGCTAGAATGATGATGGCTTCATTTGCTAACATGGAATCTATCCATCAACACGCTTACAGTTTACTTC